ACTATTGTTAACACATACACTGTAACAGGAACGTTGGTAATATTGTAATGAGTAAACTAGAAGTCAATGCGGTTGAACCACAATGCGGGACTAATTTAACATTAGGCGCAAGTGGAGATACTATTATTATTCCATCAGGAGCAACGATTTCTAATCAAGGTACTGCTGCAGGATTTGGTCCTACAGGAGCCGTATCTTGGGATACAACTAAAAAAACTACAGGATTCACAGCAACATCTGGAGTTGGATATTTTTGCGATACCACTTCAGCAGCTTTTACAGTAACATTACCTGCAACTCCTTCAGCAGGAGCAGTTGTTGGTATATGTGATTATGCAAATACTTTTGCAACTAACAATTTAACAGTTGGAAGAAATAGTTCTAATATTGGTGGAGTAGCAGCTAATGGAACTTTATCAACAAATGGTATTTCAGTAACTTTTGTATATGTAGATGCAACGCAAGGTTGGATTGTAACAGATTCTGGAAATAGATCTGAATTACCAACTCCTACATTTATTGTAGCAACAGGTGGAACAGTAACTACTTCTGGTGATTATAAAATTCATACATTCACAGGTCCAGGAACTTTTACAGTGTGTTCTGTTGGTAATCCTGCAGGATCAACAACAGTAGATTATTTAGTAGTAGCAGGTGGTGGAGGAGGTGGAGGTTCTAGTTGTGCACCAGCTGATAGTGAAGGAGGAGGAGGTGGAGCTGGAGGTTACAGAGAATCAAAAGCAACAGGAGCTCCGTGGACAGCTTCTCCGTTAGCGTCTTCAACATCATTACCAGTTTCAGCAACAGCTTATCCAATCACAGTTGGAGCTGGAGGAGCTGGTTCAAATACTAATCCAGCTAGAGGTGTAAGTGGTTCAAATTCAGTTTTTTCAACAATTACATCGACTGGTGGTGGTGGAGGTGGCTCAAGAAATAATACTTGCTGCTCAGCAAGAGCAGCTCCTGGTGGTTCTGGAGGTGGATCTGGTCAAGCAGATGATGTACCATCACAAAGTTTTTTTGGAACAGGAAATACTCCTCCTGTAAGTCCATCTCAAGGTAATCCTGGTGGAAAAGCAGCATATCCATCTTCACCTGTTTCTACTGGAGGCGGAGGAGGGGGTGGTGCAGGAGGAACTGGAGGTGATTCAACTCCAGGACCATCAGTGGGTGGAGCTGGTGGAGCTGGAACAACTTCTTCTATTAATGGAACTCCTACTGGAAGATCAGGTGGTGGTGGTGGAGCTGGAACTACTGGAGGAACCGCAACAAACGGTGGTGGAAATGGTAATACAACAACAACTGCTGGTGGGGCGGGAACAGTAAATACAGGTGGTGGTGGAGGTGGATCAGGACCAGGTGGTGGTGGCTCTGGCGGTTCAGGTATAGTTATTATAAGATATAAATATCAATAAATATGACAAGTATAATTAAAGTAGATAATATTCAGGATGTATGTGGTAGCGCAACAATCAGCAAATGCGGTACTACAATTACTATCGGCGCTTCGGGAGACACGGTTACTTTAGCAGCCGGCGCTTCGCAAAGCGGGTTTGGTAGAACAGGAACAGTTAACTGGGACACTACAGCTAAGACTACAACAGTAACAGCAGTATCAGGCAATGGATATTTTATTAATACAACAAGTGGTGGAGTTACAGTAAATTTACCTGCAGGAACAGCAGGTGCAATAGTTGCAATTTCAGATTATGCAAATACAGCAGCAACAAATAATATAATAATTGCTCCAAATGGAACAGATAAAATTAATGGAACTAATGCTAGTTATTATCTTAATACAACTGGAGCATCAGTAACTTTAATTTACATTGATTCTACAAGAGGTTGGAAAGATATTGGGGATGCTACTTTAGATGTAACAGGAGTCCCTCCATTTATAACAGCAACAGGCGGAACTATTACAACTTGCGGAAATTACAAAATTCATACTTTTACAGGACCAGGAACTTTTACAGTAACAAATGCTGGAACACCAGCAGGTTCAAATACTGTTGATTATTTAGTAGTAGCGGGAGGAGGAGGTTCATCTGGAGGTGGAGGTGGAGCTGGAGGATTTAGAGAATCAGTTCCAAGCCCTGCTGCGTGGACGGCTAGTCCATTAGCGAATCCTGGTGGAGCATTACCAGTTTCAGCAACAGCATATCCAATTACGGTTGGTGCTGGAGGTGCTGGAAAAAGTGCACCTACTAATGCTAGAGGAACCTCAGGAAATAATTCAATTTTTTCAACAATTACATCAACAGGTGGAGGAGGGGGTGGAGCAAATCCTGATGATGCAGGTGGGACTGCTAATAGTGGTGGTTCTGGCGGAGGACGTGGATTTGATGGTAATGGAACAGGAGGAACAGGAAATACACCTCCAGTAAGTCCAGCACAAGGAACAAATGGTGGCTCTGCACCAGCAGGAGGATTTGGTGCTGCTGGAGGTGGAGGCGGAGCAACAGCTGCAGGTTCAAATGGTGGAGGTCCAGGAAGTCCAGCATCAGGAGGAAATGGTGGAGCAGGTGCTACAACTTCAATTTCAGGAAGTCCTACAGCTTATGCTGGAGGAGGAGGTGGAGGTGCTAATACTTCTAGTACAGGAACTGGTGGTACAGGAGGATCAGGTGGTGGTGGAGCTGGTGGAGGACCTAATGGAACATCAGGAACAGGAGGAACTACTAATACAGGTGGCGGTGGAGGTGGTGGAGAATATTGTGGTTCTGGAACATCTGGTGGAAGTGGTATTGTTGTAATAAGATACAAATTCCAATAAAATAAAATTATGAGCGAAATTAAAGTAAATAAAATTAGTCAACGATCCGGAACCGCGATTACTTTAGGTAATTCTGGTACCGATTTCCAATTACCAAGTGGAGCAGAAATAGTTGCTCAATCAGGTAGTACAATTACTATCGCATCTGGTGCAACAATAACGAATAGCGGAACGGCGACGGGTTTTGGCGCAACGGGGGCCGTGAATTGGGATACTACTAAAAAGACTACAGGGTTTACATCAGTATCGGGCAATGGTTATTTTTGTGACACAACTTCATCAGCATTCACAGCAACACTTCCAGCAACACCAAGTGCTGGAGATATTGTTGCTTTTTCAGATTACACAGGAACTTGGGAAACTAATAATTTAACTGTTGGAAGAAATGGTTCTAATATTAATGCATCTGCTACAGATTTAATATTAAATGCAAATAATACTACAGCAACTTTTATTTATGTAGATGGTACAGAAGGATGGAGAATAATTGATACTGGATCTTTATCTGAAGTTAATGTTCCATTATATGTATCAGCAACAGGTGGAACAATAACAACTTGTGGTAATTATAAAATTCATTCTTTTACAGGCCCAGGAACTTTTACAGTTAGTTCAGCTGGAAATTCATTAGGATCTAATTCAGTAGATTATTTAGTAGTAGCAGGTGGGGCAGGAGGTGGTGCGGACGGTGGAGGTGGAGGTGGTGCTGGAGGATTTAGAGAATCAAAAGCAACAGGAGCTCCATGGACAGCAAGTCCATTAGCAAGTTCAACATCATTACCTGTAACAGCAACAGCTTATCCAATTACTGTAGGTGCAGGAGGACCAGCTCCAAACTCATTACCTGGTGTAGGTATATCAGGGAACCCTTCAATTTTTTCAACAATTACATCAGCTGGAGGTGGAGGAGCAGGAGGACAATATGGTCCATCTTCACCTACAAATAATGGTACTCCTGGTGGAGCAGGTGGTGGAGTTGGTAGAACAGATACTACACCTTGTAAAGTAGGTGCTGGTGCAGGAAATTCACCTCCAGTAAGTCCACCACAAGGACAGCCAGGTGGACCTTTTTCTCCTAATCCAGCTTTTGCAGGTGGATCAGGTGGAGGTGGAGCAATTGTTGCTGGAACTAGTGGATCTCCTTCACAAGGTGGTCCAGGTGGAAATGGAGCAACAACATCAATATCAGGAAGTCCTACAGCTTATGCTGGAGGTGGAGGAGGTGCAACTTGGCCAACAGGAGGGAGTATAGGAACTGGAGGAACAGGAGGTGGTGCTAATGGTTCTTCTTATAGTTCACCAGCTACACCAGCTACAGCTAATACAGGTGGAGGTGGAGGTGGTGGTGCGGCAAGTGGTCAACTAGCTAGTAATGGTGGATCAGGAATAGTTGTTATTAGATATAAATTCCAATAAAAATTATGGATTTACAATTAACAAAAACTAAAATATAATAGGAGACAATTATGGCACATTTTGCAAAATTAGGAGCGAACGGAAAAGTTATAGCAGTATTAACACTGAACAACAGTGATATGCTTAATGCTTCTGGAGTTGAAGACGAATCAGTAGGTCAACAATATTTAGAGAGACATAATAACTGGCCAGCTCAGATGTGGATTCAAACATCTTACAATACAGCAGGTGGAAAACACAGTAAAGGTGGAACACCTTTTAGAGGAAATTACGCAGGAATTGGTTATACTTGGGATGAAGATGATCAAATCTTTTGGCCAAAGAAACCTTTTAATTCATGGGTAAAAGATGTAGCAACTGCATCTTGGAAATCACCAATTGGTGATGCTCCAGCATTAACTGAAGAACAAAAGACAGCTTTGTCTTATTATCAGTGGAATGAAGCTGGACAATCTTGGGATTTAAAAACTAGATCCTAATACTTGACATTATTATAAATATTTATTACATACTGTAACAGGTATGCATAAGAAAGTTTTATCACAAATAGACCTACATTTCGGTCAAGTAGAAATGCCTAAAGGATTTGAAATAAACCGCGAATCGTTGGGCGCTGATATTTTATCATCTACTATTTACAATAGAGAATTTCCATTTTCAAGATCTTGGGATATGTTACAAACATATTTAAGAGAACATATTAATTTAGAATATGGTTTTACATTAGTTCATAAAAAAACAATTGGTAATATTTATAAACCAAGACAACATTCAAATTCATTATTACAAGTTGATCCTGTAGATTTAAGACATTCTCCAGATTATGTAATGCTTTATGGAGTGAACGTTGGAAAAGATTCGTGCAAAGTATTTATAGAATATGATGATAATAGAAGAAAAGGAAGAAGTTGGGAAATACCTTTAAACAACAATGATTTTGTAATGTTCCCTTCTACACAAAGATATCATATAACTGCTAATACATCAGAACAATTAAACTTTATACTAACTACGACTTATGAATTTATCTAATTATTTTTACTATTTTAAATCAGTTTTAACTCCAAAATTTTGTGATGATGTCATTAAATATGGTTTACAACATCAGGAAGATTTAGCTATTACTGGAGGACTTGGTTCTAATAGAGATTTAAAAAAACAACCATTGAAAGAAGAAGAAATTATAGATTTAAAAAAGAAAAGAAATTCTAATATTGTTTGGTTAAATGATACTTGGATTTATAAAGAAATACATCCTTATATTCATGAAGCAAATAAAAAAGCTGGTTGGAATTTTGATTGGAATTTTTCTGAATCATGTCAATTTACAAAATATAAATTAAATCAATATTATGACTGGCACGCAGACTCCTGGGATAAACCTTATGATAAACCAGATGATCCAAACAGTCATGGTAAAATTAGAAAATTATCAGTGACTTGTCAGTTAACAGATGGTTCAGAATATACTGGTGGTGAGTTACAATTTGATTGTAGAAATTATGATCCACATATGCGTGATGAAGATAAGCATGTGTTGACTGTAAAAGAAATACTTCCTAAAGGCTCTATAGTTGTATTTCCAAGTTTTGTCTGGCATAGAGTTCAACCAGTTACAAGAGGAACGCGATATTCCTTAGTTATATGGAACTTAGGATATCCTTTTAAATAATATGAAAACAACAGAAAAACAAAAAGAATATTTTAGAAATTATTATATAAAAAATAAAAAAGATATTTTAAAAAAATCAAAAGAATACAGGATAAAAAATCCTAATATAGTTAAAGAATATTGTAAAAAATATGGAAAAGATAAGTATTTACTACTTCGTAAAAAAAGTAATTTAAAAATAAATTATAATATAACAATTGAAGAATATAATGAAAAATTAAAACAACAAAATTATTGTTGTGATATTTGTAATAGACATAAGGATAAATTTAAAAGAAATTTGCATGTAGATCATGATCACAAAACAAATAAAGTAAGAGGATTACTATGTGCATCTTGCAATACTAAATTAAGTGTTGTAGAAAATCGCCTTGAAGAAATGTTAAAATACTTAAACAAATATAGAAAGGATGTAAATTAATATGTTTATAAATGAGTACTTTAAAACACCAATTTGGTTTGAAGAAAAACCAGAATTTGTAAAGTCGCTTACTAAAGCAACTGACAAATATATTAAAGAAGCAAGAGAATTAAGAAAAGCTGATATTAAAAAGAACAATGATTTCGGTACATCTTACCATTCAACACCATTAACTGCTGATACTAAGTTTAGAGATTTTCATAATTATGTAGGTCAAAAAGCTTGGGAGTTTTTAGATTGGCAAGGATTTGATATGCAACAATATACAACTTTCTTTTCTGAAAGCTGGGTACAAGAATTTGCAAAAAATGGAGGTGGACATCACTCAGCACATATTCATTGGAATCAACATGTCGGTGGATTTTATTTTCTTAAAGCAAGTGAAAATACTTCTTATCCAATATTCCACGAACCGCGAACAGGGGCTCGTTGTACTAAATTAAAATTAAAGAACGGTAATGCAATTACTCATGGTACAGAACTTGTACACTTTAAAGTTAAACCAGGAACGCTTATATTCTTTCCAGGATATATGGAACATGAGTATGCAGTAGATCATGGTAAAGAACCATTTAGATTTATTCATTTTAATATACAAGCAGTTCCAAAAGAAATGGCAAAGGTAAATATATAATGACTAAATATAATTTTAAAAAAGATAGATTTACAGTAATTGAAAAAGCAATTGATCCAAGTATTGCAAATTTTGTCTACAATTATTTTTTAATGAAAAGACAAGTTGCAAGAACTATGTTTGATGCAAGATACATTTCTCCATTCACAACTGAATTTGGTGTATGGAATGATGATCAAGTTCCAAATACTTATTCTCATTATGCGGACATTGCTATGGAAACTTTATTACTAGCTGTTCAACCTGTTATGGAAAAACATACAGGATTAAAATTAATTCCAACTTATTCTTATGCTAGAATTTATAAAAAAGGAGATGTATTACATCGCCACAAAGATAGATTCTCATGTGAAATTTCTACTACTCTTAATTTAGGTGGGGACAAATGGCCTATATTTATAGAAAAGGATCCCAAGAAAGGTGGAGTAGTGGAAGGTAAAGGTTATATATCAGACAATACCAAAGGTATTAAAGTAGATTTAAAACCTGGAGATATGTTAGTTTATAGAGGTAATTTATTAGAACACTGGAGAGAAAAGTTTGAAGGTCAAGACTGTGGACAGGTGTTTTTACACTATAATAATGCATCTACTAAAGGCGCAAAAGACAATATCTTTGATAAAAGAAAACATTTAGGACTTCCATCTTGGTTTAAAGGCTGATATAATTATCACGGAGAGGGACCTCCACATACCATCCCTCTCCGTTATAATTTATGCTTTTAGGATTTGATACATTCGCTAGGTTTCCCTTTTCCACTGTTGGAGATGATAACAGTGTAAGTATTATTACATCTGGTAATAACTTAATTTTAACAATAGGACCTGTTGGTATTTCAACTACTTCTATTGTTCAAACATCAGGAGCCGATCCACTATATTTAGGTATTGGAACTGTTACTATTTCAGGTACAGGTCAAACCGATGTAACAGGATCGCCATTAATAATGGCTACTGGAAATGTCAGCGTTTCGGGAACCGCGGGTATTACGGTTACTGGAAATCAATTGACTATTAACTCCGGAACAGTTACAATATCAGGAACAGCAAGTGTAAGTGTTAATGGAAATGAATTAGCATTAAATAGTAACGGCGGAGGAGGAACAAACGTTATTGTGTGGAA